CGGTCCATCCGGTGGGCGGGTGCGTGCGATCGCCTGCAAGGCCCCTGGAGGCCCCTGGCGGTGCACGAGATGCACCGGCCCTTCGTGCCGGCCCGGAACGCCGGCGTCACCTTGCGGCGGGCCCACGCCAGAAACGCGGCGGCCTGGCCGACGGTGGCGTGTCGCTCGGTCCGGACGGGGGACGGGGGCCGTCGGCACCCTGCAAGGGGGTTGGACTGGATCAGCCGGCGGGGCAGGGCTGAGCCGTCGGCCGCGGCCCGCTTGGGCTCGGGTCGGGCGGCCCAGTTGTAGCAGGCGAGGACGGACTTGTAGAGGTTCGCGACGTAGCCGGCGGCCGCTCCACCAGCTCGCCACCGATCGGCGACGGCGGCGAGGTCCTCGACCTGCAGCTCGGCGGCACGTAGGCTTGATAAGGCCCGACCCCGATCCCCGGGTGTCGCCAAAAACTTTCCGAGGACGTGCTCGTGCGTCTCGACCGTCGTGCGGCGATTGGTTCGCGCCTGGTGAACGAGGAACCACTGAACGAGGTCCAGGACACTGGGCTCGGCCCATCTTCTTTCCTCGGCTTCGACGTCGGCCATGATCTCGGCGAACCGACGGATGGCGGCGGCGCGGTCCCCCTTGGCGATGCCTCGGAGGTCATATCGTCGTCGTCGAAAGACGAAAGAGTAGCAACCCCGCTGGGGGTTCCACTTCGGTTCCGGGTGCCTTGGCACGGCCTCGTGCCTCCACTGGGCAGCGCTTTTTCGGCATGCCGGTCTGGATTTAGATGCCACCTGGCATCTATTTTTAGATGCCAACGACTTTTGTTACCATACGGTGGAGGCGGCGTCTAGGCTTTGGAAACCGAGTGGAGACGATCGGGATCGAACCGACAACCCCTTGCTTGCAAAGCTGGGAGTTGCTTGCTCGTCTCGGTCGGCCCGGAACGCAAAGGTCTTTGCGGGAAAGGTACTTGCGTCACATCGGGCAGCGTACATAGGTGCCGAAACCGTCCCAAAACAGGCATCTAAGCGCGGGTTTTGGTCGCGTAGATGCCAAAAAGGATGCCAGGAGCGATTCGATGGACCGACTCCGACCGGTTGCGGCGGGCGCTGTCTTCTCGGCAATCGACCAGGGTGCTCCGCTGGTCTTGTCGCCACCGCCACTGCGTCCGACCGAGCTGACGCTGGACGAGCTGGTCTTGCTCCATCATCGCTGGTTGGCGGATTGGCGGGATTGGCGGACCGGGCGGGGCTTGCCGGACTACCCCCCGAGCTGGTGGGTCGCCGTCACCTTGCGGTAGGCTGGGCTGGTACTAACTTTGCGACTTCAACCCGCGACGTAGCGGGCACTTGCGGCCGCTGAACGGTGCGCCGACGTTGGCGCTGGCGAAAGGCCTGGTACTCTTGGACCGCAACCTCAACGCGGTGCGGGCACTCCGCGGGCTGGGCATCGACCCTGTCACCCGGCCCCACCGAAGATTCCGACGGCTGGCGATGATTGCCGTGCTCGTCGAACTGGGCTGGTCACCGACGTGGGTGGCCGAGCTGCTCCAGACCAGCCGCTCCCGTGTCCTCGAGGACGCGCGGCAGTGGCGAGACGATCGACGATTGATCGAGGGCCACCTCAATGGCCAGAAGCGCGAGTGAGTTGCTCCAGCGGGCCATCCGCAAGGCGGAAGCCCTTCCCGTCGGCCGCGTCGGCGGCGGCATTCTCCACACCCCCGTCGGCCCTCTTACGCCAAATTCGCCTTGTCCCCACTACGGCGATTACCCCTCGTACTCCAGGCTCGTCTGCTCGCAGTGCGAGGCCACCGGGTCGAGCCTGCAGAGGGCGCTGGACGTCGAGCTCGTCAACGACCTGCGTCGGCTCCGCCTCGCCGAGAAGCGGAAGCCCCGGTTTCGGCCCCGCGGCCAGAGCGGCTCGCCAGCTTGAATCGCTTCGCCGTTGCGATCGGCCTGCTCACGCTCTTCGCGGCCCAGTCCGCGATCGGGCAGGTTGAGCGGTACGACCCGGCCAGCAAGCAGCCGCTGCACCACTGGGCCGCTGCTCGTCGGCCCGACACGAAGGTGCTCGAGATTCCCGCCGGCACCTACCCGCTGGACGGGCCCCTCTACGTCAACGGGCTCACCCTGAGAGGAGCCGACCCCGACGACCCCCCGGAAATTCAGCTCGGCACTCGGGGCGTCATCTGGGCGCACCAGGCCCCGCTCACACTCGACCCCCGGCACTATGTCGTCGCCACCTCGGCCGGCCCCGCACTCGCGACTCGCCCACGCCCCGACGCCACGCCCGCCAGCTTCGACGTCACCGACACGCCTTTTGCCGCCCCGCTCCACACCTCTCGCAAGATCACCATCGACGCCACCATCGAGGCTCCCGCCGGCGACATCGGTACCAATGGGCTCTTCGACTTGCCGTACGCGTCGCTCAAGCTCTACGACGATCCGAACTGGGGCAGGAGCTGGATCGTCGATACGCGGCTCGGCACTGCGACCCATGATCTGGACGTCGCCGGGCGATCGACTCGACTTTGGTGGAAGGGTAAGACCGGCGAGCGTTGCACGATCACCCTCGTTGTCGACCTCGACGCTGCCCAGATCCGCCTCACCGTCAACGGCGAAGTCCTCACGGCCGCCATCCCTGCCGGCAGCGTTTTTCCGGCCATCCTCAACCGACGCCTCACCCTCGGCGCGGTCCCTGAATACCGGGAAGTCTCGGGCAGTTGGTCCAAGCCCGACTATCCCCCGGGCGACCTCCGCATCACCCGCTTCGCGCTCGATCACGGCGAGCTGCGCCGCCGCTCCTGGCTGGAGCTACGCGACCCCGCCGGCCCCATCATCGCGGCCAACTGGGTCAGCGGCGGCCCCGTCGTCCCTGTCGCCCATGATGCCGGCACCCCCTTCACCTGGCAACCTCGGGCGAAGATCGCTCACCTCACCATCCGGGGCAACGCGGCCAAGCCGGGAATCCGGATCGGGCAGGCGATGGCTCGAGGCGAGCTGGAGAACGTCCGCGTTCAGGGATGCGCCGTCGGCATCCGCAAGCTCCCCGGCGCCGTCTCGTACACCCACGTCTTCGAACGCCTCCACTTCGAGCGGTGCGGCGTCGACCTGGTCGGCGACCAGCTCACCCTTCACGCCACGGATTGGACCTCTTCCTATCCCCGGCTGGCGAGCATCGTTTCCGGCTCGTCGAACCTCTGGATTAGCCGCTTCTTCGGCCATTCCGGCCTCGACCTCCAGTACGCGGTCGCCAGCGATGGCCGACTCAATGGCGGCACCCTGGTTCTTCGTGACTGGTTCTGGAACGACGAGGACGGCGAGGTCGCAAAGGGGGCCCTCATCTTCCACGGAGGGAGCTGGTACTCCGCCCCCGGACGGCTGCGGATCGAGGGAGCGATCACCAACGTCGACCCCGTCACACCCGCCGTCAAGCTCGGCAAGAGCCGAGTCGCCGGCGACACCGCCGTGATTGACTGGCAGACCTGGGGCGTCCCCGTCCTGGACGTTGCCGACACCTGGATCCTTCCAAGCCCCTCTACCAAGCGAGACCCATGATGCACCCGTTTCCACCGTCGATCCCACTGGAAGAAATCCGGCTCATCGCGAACGCCATTCGCTCCGGCGCTTACAAGGACGATCGGGTCTGCCTTCTTCATGCTGCCTGGGCCGTCGCCGGCTACGCCCTCAAGGTCACTGTTGGTGAGCACGATCACCAGACCGGTTTCGGTGGGCTTTACGGCGAGACCGACGACGGGCTCTTCCCTTCGTTCATGACGCGCGACGAGGCGCTCGAGGAGCTGGGCCGGTGGACCGAGCCGAACAGCGGCTTCTCCGCGGACGGCGACGACGCTCGACCCCCCGAGCTGGCCGTCGGCACCCTCCTCAAGATCGCGTGCTGGATCCTTTACCGCCTTGCCCGGTGACCCGCCACCGTCCGCCGGTACCAGCACTCACACCCGCAGCTCGGGGCTACTTATGCTTCGCCAGCTCTTGACCACTGCAGTCGCGCTCCTCGGGTTCGCACCCCAAATCGCGGCTCAGCAGATTCTCGGCCCCACCTCGCTGGCGGAGCATCGGCTTGGCACCTACACCGTCGTCGCGCCTGATGGCAAGACCGCCGTCGAGGCCGACTTCGGGGTCCACCCGGCCGACCGGGCCGACCTGTCGGTCGTCTCCGGCCAGGCCGTCGTCACTGGTCGGCCGGGCCCGATCACGATCACCGCCGCCGCCCTCATCGACGGTCGCCCCCGACTCCTGCAGCTCGTCGTCACGATTGGATCCGCGCAGCCTCAACCGCAGCCACCCCAACCGCAGCCCCCGCCGGTACCGCCGACCCCGCCGCCGCCGGTACCGACCTGGGGGCCTCTTGCTCGCATCCTCGTCCTCTACGAGTCCAGCGAGGTCACCGGTCGCGAGCCCTGGTACGCCCCGGAAGTCCGCAACGCCCTCAACGAGACCGTTCCCGCCGAAAACGGCTACCGAGCCTGGAGGATCCTGGATAGGGACCTCGACGTTTCCGGCGACCCGCCGTGGGTCGCACCATTCGCCGCCGCCAAGGCCCACGGCCCGAACGACGTCCCCACACTGTTCGCGTTCGACCAGGCCGGCCGGATCAAGACGCTCCCGATGCACGCCGGCGTCAGCCCAGCACAGACCGCCGCCGCGATCCGAGCACTCGGGGAGGTCCGTTAATGCAGAGCCGCCCCTTCATCATCGACGACCACACGCCCGACTACATCCTTTTCCCGCACGAGGTGCCCCGAGGCCTGGAGTTCCCCGAGCACACCCCGCGCTCAGAGTTGCGATCCGTCGCCGCCAAAGAGCCCTTCCCGCAATCCCTCATGATCCCCGAGTCCGAGTGGGAAGCGCGGATTCGCGAACGCCAGGAGCGTGGCATCAGCATCCGCGGACTCATGGCCGCGAACGGCATCCAGATCAAGCGGCAGACCATCGGCTATTGCTGGATCTTCGCCCCGACCCTTGCCGTCGAGATCGCCCGCGTCCAGCAGGGCCACAAGCACATCCCGCTTTCCCCGGCGAGCGCCGGCGCTTACGTCAAGAACTTCCGCAACGTCGGCGGGTGGGGCCACGAGGCCCTCGATCGGTTCCATTCGCACGGCCTGAATACCACGGCCGAGTGGCCCGACAACTCACTCGATCGACGTCTCGACACCCCGGCCAACCGCGAAGCGGCCTTGAAGAACCGCGTCCCCGAGTGGTGGCACCTCCCCGACGACAACTTCGCCGCTGTCATGAGCGTGTTGCTCAGAAACTTCACCTGCCCTGTCGGCTTCAACTGGTGGGGTCACGAGGTTCTCGCGATCGACCCCCTCTGGATCGACGGAGGCCCCGCCTACGCGATCGCGAACTCCTGGGGCCCCGAGTGGGGGGACCAGGGCTTCGGGGTCCTGCGTGGCCGCAAGGCCGTACCCCAGGACGCGGTTGTCCCCCGCACTGTCCTCCCTCGAGCCGCCTGAAACACCCACCGAGGACCCCGGGAAGCCACCGATGCCGCACCGCATTCTTGCCGCGCTCTTGACCAACCGGTCGCTGGAAATCCGGCCCCTCGTCCAGATTTCGGGGATCAGCGCGGCCATCGGCTCAGTCGCCGCCATCCGGGCGGAAACCTTCACCGCTGCGACGTCTTTTCTAGCCGCCACCATCACGCTCGGCCTCGCCGCCTACCGGCAGTTTCGGCAGGGGCGGAGGGCGGAGGACACGGCCGACGAACTCGCGCGCATCGAGTGCGAGGTCGTTCGCCGCCAGCGGCTTCGCGAGCTCGCCGGCGACACCGCCTCGCTCCCCACGCCTCCCATCAAGGAGCCCCCCGATGCCACGCCGCAAGCATGATCCCAGCGACACCGCGCTCAACGCGGCTTTGGCCTCGATTGCCGTCGCGCTCATCGCCGTCACCTGCCTGCTCTGGCACCTCGAGACGCAAGCGGCCGAGCCCCTTTACCTTCACGAGTCTCGCGCGGCCTCGGGCGACAAAACGAGCCCATTTGCAGAAATCAACGAATAAGCGTGCGTCGATTACGAATACACTCCGGAGAGCCACTTCCACCAGCCGGAGCCGATCGATGCCACGCCTAGTACCCTCGTCCCCTTCAGTCCGCCGGGCCCGCGCCGCGGAGTCGTTCCGCACCGCCAGCGATTGCATCGGGGAAATCGTCCCCGGACTTAGCCTCTTTGCGATCACGCGCGGCCAGTTCTCGATGATCGATGCGGTGCTCGCCTGCCTCGACCAGGTCGGCCCCTCGCGCATCTCGCTCTGGACCTGGACGGTGGCGGAGTACGAGGTGGAGTGTCTGGGGCGACTGATGGCGGACAGCCGGCTCACCGGCGGCACGCTGGTCATCGACCACGGCGCTCGCAACAAGAACGCCGGCATCATCGCCAACTGGAAGCGCTCTTTCGGCCCGGACACCGTCCGCTACGTCCTCAACCACTCGAAGATCGCCACCATCGAAAGCGCCGACTTCCGGCTGCTACTGCGGGGCTCGATGAACCTCAACTTCAACCCCCGATTCGAGCAGTTCGACATCACCGAGGGCGGCCCGGACTTCGATCTCGTTCGATCCATCGAGGCGGAACTGCCGGTCCTTGCCGACGACGCTCCCGGCAAGGACGTCTATGCGGCCAGCAAAGTGTCGGCCGCGTTCGACGCCGACCAGCTCTCCCTCTTCGACGGCATCAAGGTTTGGGCGAAGTGACGCTGGAGGAGCGACTCGCGAAAGAGAACCCCCGGGCCCGGGCGATCGACCTTCGCGTCTTCGCCGACGCGCTGCGAGCGTACGACGAGGCCTCCGAAAACATCGCCCGCAACGGCGTCATCGTCCAGCACCCGCGCACTGGCACACCGATCGACAACCCCTACCTCAAGGTCCGGGCCCAGCAGGCTGCCATCCTCAACAAGCTGGGCCGTATCAAGTGCTCGTTCCGGAGAAGCGACGATGGAAAAGCAACAGCTGATTGACCTTGGCGAGCAACTCCACGCTCGCCAGCTTGCGGAGGCCCGGCCCCACGTCGAGCTGCTCGCTCAGCAGGCGGACGGGCCGGCCATTCCCACCGACGTCCGCTCCCTTGCGTCGGCTTGCATCGGCTTCGCTCTGGCTGACGGCCGGCCGGTTTGGCTCGGCGACCTGCAGCTCAGCCCCGGGGTTCTCGGTCGGCTTGCGCTAGGACTCCGCTTCTAAGTGCCGGAGCGCATCCCCACCCACCGGCCGGAGCGCAGTCCCATCCCCACGCGCCGCCTTCCCGATGCCCCGCGGGACCATGATCGCGACGCGCTCGGCAAGGTCTTTCTCACGTCGGCCCGGTGGAAGAAGTTTCGAAGGTCGTTTCTCCGCTCGAACCCATTGTGCTCAGACTGCAGCGACCAGGGCCTCTACACCGTCGCCTCTGAGGTTCACCACAAGATCAGGCGAGCCGACGATCCCGACGGCGAGCACTGGCTTGACCTCGCCAACTGCATGGCGCTCTGCAAGCCCTGCCATACGCGACGGACGAAGCGAGGCGAGTGATGGCTAAGAACGTTCGCCACATCAGGCTCGACCCGTCCAACCCGAGCCTCATCCTTAAGACTCGACACTCCATCACACCAGACTTGCGTGATCGGCTCGCTGAAGCCTGGCGGCAAGCCTGCGAGACAGGCGCGCTCGTTGTTTTGGACGCTAGCGTTGAGGTTTATCAGAAGGTCGACGGTGAGTGGCGACTGCTGGCGCCAACCGACACGGCTGTCGACGACGCCACCATATCGGCTCGGGACGCCGTCAGCAGCGGCGATACTGACGGCGGTGGGGCGGGGTAGGGGGGCTCGATGTTAAACAACTTTGCCGGTCAACCCACCGTAATCCACTGCGCGCAAATCGATGGTTTTTTTTGAGGGGGTATTGCCCCCCGGGGGACCGAACCAGTCCCCGCCCCGCCGCATCAACGAACGCTGATGGCAAAACGCGGACCAAAATCGAAGAAGCCCCCGGCGCGAGCAAAGGCCGCGCCGCCGGCTTACACCCTTCCGGTTACCTCGCTTGTCGGTGACGAGCTGGCGGAGTTCGAGCGGATCATCGCGGCCCTGCACACCGCGGGCCTGGCCGATCGCAACGACATTCGGCTGGTGGAGTCCGCGGCACGCACTCACGTCCTCCTCCTCCGCGCGGCGGAAGAGCTGGCGTCGGCGGAGTCGCTGACGGACGTCGCCGCCAACGGGACGGCGATGCCCCACCCGATGGTCGCGGTTGTCGACCGGCTCACCTCACAACTGTCTCGCCTCTACCGTCTGCTCGGTCTCACCTCCGCGTCGCGGGCGCGTCCAGCGGCCCCACCGGTCCAGACCAACGATCCCTGGGAGGGCTTGCTCGGCGTTGTCGGTTAGAAAGGCGATCGACCCGGGCGAGCGCGCGGTCCGTTTCATCTCGAAGCTCACCCTTGTCGGCGACTTCGCGGGGCAGCCGTTCTCGCCGCGTCCCTGGCAGGCCGACATCGTCCGCCGGCTCTTTGGCTCGGTCCGGCCGGATGGCATCCGGCAGTATCGGCGGCTCTTCTTGGCCCTCCCCCGCAAGCAAGCGAAGACTACGCTCCTCGGGGGAATCGGCTGTTACCTCCTTTTTGGTGAGGGCGTCGGCAAGCGAGGTCAGCCCACCTATTCGGCCTCCGGGGACCGTGCGCAGGCCTCGCTGATCTTCAAGACGATGGCCTCGATGATCCGGGCGGACCCCAGGCTCGACCAGCTCTGTGACATCTACGACGGCTACAAGCGAATCGAGTGCAAGCCCCTCGGCAACAGCTTCGAAGCGCTCTCCTCGGAGGCCGGCCTCAAGCACGGTCTCTCGCCCGCGAACGTCCTTTTTGACGAGGTCCATGTCCTCCCCAACCGCGAACTCCACGACGTCCTCACCACCGGCTTCGGTGCGCGTCGCGAGCCCCTTACGGCCTACATCACCACGGCCGGCTGGGACCGCCACTCGCTCTGTTTCGAGCTCTGGGATTACGCCCGGAAGGTGCGCGACGGCGTCATCGACGATCCGACCTGGATGTCGGTACTCTACGAAGCGGCGCCGGACGACGATTGGACCGACGAACGGGTCTGGCACAAGGTGATGCCGGCTCTTGGCGACTTCTGCAGCCTCGAATTCCTGCGCGACGAGTACCGCCGCGCCAAGGACTCGCCTGCCTACGAAAACCGCTTCCGCCAGCTCTATCTGAACCAGTGGACCGAGCAAGCCGTCCGCTGGCTCTCTCTCGACCGCTGGGACGATTGCGGCCAGCCTTGGACCGAGGCGGAGCTGGAGGATTTCGAGGGGGCCGAGTGCTACGCGGGTCTGGACCTTTCGCAGACGCGGGACCTCACCTCGCTGGGCCTTTCCTTTCCAACCCCGGACGGCGTCCGGATCTTGTCGCGGAGCTGGGCTCCGGAAGACGGGGAGTGGAAGCGGGAAGGGCGGACGGCGGATCTCTATCGCGACTGGGCGGCCCGGGGCGAGCTCCGGCTCACGCCCGGGACGGTCATCGATTACGACCAGGTCGAGGCCGACATCGTCGCCGACGCTCGCCGGTACCAGATTCGGAAGCTCTTCGCCGACCGGGCGATGGCCCTGCAGCTCTGCCTGCGACTCAAGACCGTCCACGGCATCGACGTCGAATTCCTCCCCCAGGTCGCGATGGCCTTGAACGGCCCGACGCGGGAGCTTGAACGACTCACCATCTCCGGGCGGCTGCGCCACGGCGGCAACCGGGTTCTGCGATGGGCGGTTTCGAACGCGGCGGTCAAGGAAAACGCGACGGGTCTCATCCAGCTGCACAAGGCGAAGTCGACGGGCCGTATCGACCCCCTGGCGGCAGTCGTCAACTCCCTGGCCGCGCTGGCTGTTTGCAGCGGCGACGAAGGGGACTCGGTCTATGAAGAGCGGGGGATGCTGATCCTTTGAACCTCCTGAAGCGAGCCTGGAACTTCTTCGACGCCTACGTCTCGCCGTCGAAGGAACGGGCGATGCTCTCGGGCTGGCGGCCTGGTGGCCTGTTCGTCTCTCACGAGTCGGCGCTCACCTTCAGCGCTGTCTACGCGGCCATCAACGCCATCTCGACCGACCTGGCCGTCCCCCCGCTCATCCTCTACCGGCGCGCGAAGGATGACTCGCGCGACGAGCAGGCGGACCACCCCTCGATGCGGCCGTTCCGGGTCACCCCCGACGATGAAACGACCCCGATCATGCTGCGCCAGGCGATCGTCGGGCACGCGGTGGGCCGGGGCAACGGGTATGCCGAGCTCACCTTCAGCAACGGCGAGCTCTCGGGCTTCTATCTTCTCGACCCGCGAACCAGGCCCCGCCGGCGTCCGCAAGACAAGGTGCTTTATTACGAGCTGCCCAACCGCAAGACCCTGCCTCCGGGCCGGGTGTTCCACCTCGCCAACTTCGGCCTGAACGGGCTCGAGGGCATGAGCCCTATCGAGCTGCACCGCCGGTCGATCGGCATCGGGCTCAACGTCGAAGCGACGGAGCTCTCGACTTACGAGAACGGCGGCGTCCCGCGCGGTCTGCTCAAGACCCCCAAGCGGCTCTCGAAGGAAGCCGTCGAACGCCTTCGGGAGAACTGGAACAACATCCACGGGGGGCCGGAGAACGCCGGCAACGTCGCGGTCCTGGAGGAAGGCCTGGAGTGGGTCGCGACGACCCTTAAGCACGACGACCAGCAATTCCTCCAGCTCCGCCAGTTCCAGGTCCTGGACATCGCCCGCATCTTCCGCGTTCCGCCTTCGAAGATCGGCGACTGGAGCCAGAACCCCTACGCCTCGGCGGAGGTGGCGAACCTGGATTACGTCGCGTCCACCTTGCTCGGGTGGGCGGTGAAGTTCGAACAGCAGTGCAACCTCAAGCTGCTGACGGACGCGGAGCGGCGGGCGGGCTTCTACTTCGAGCATGACTTCGCCGTCTTCCTCCGCGCCGACTTGAAGGCGATGTTCGAGGCCTACGGCACGGCCGTCCAGAACGGCCTGGTGAATCGAGACGAGGCGCGGCGGCGGTTTGGGCTTGGGCCGATCAAGGCCGGGGGCAAGACCCACACCGTCCAGGTCAACCTCACGCCCCTGGATCGGCTCGGGCGCGATCAGAACCAGGCCCGATCGGAGGCGGACGATGTCCAAGACTGAGTTTTCGCCGGCTTGCGCCCGGGGCGGCATCGAGCGGCGCGTCATCGAGGCGCCCGTGGAGCTGCGCACCGAGGGAGACAAGATTCGCATTAGTGGTCACGCCGCCGTCTTCAACGAGTGGACCACGCTCTACGAGTCCGAGAGCTTTGTCTGGCGGGAGCGGCTAGACCCTGGGTGCTTCAACCGGGCGCTCAAGGAAGGGCACGATGTCCGGGCCCTCTTCAATCACGAACCGAGCCAGATCATTGGCCGAACCAGGGCGGGGACGCTCCGGCTCTGGACGGACGCGCGGGGCCTTGTCGACGAAATCGACCCTCCGCTGGCCGCGGACTCACCCGTCGCCGCGCACGTCCTCACGGAAATCCGTCGCGGGGACGTCACCGGGCAGAGTTTCGCGTTCCGTCCGACGGAGATCCAGGCCGTCGAACGGCAAGAAGGGCAGCGGGTCGTTTTCGAGGAAACGATCCTCGATTTGAACCTGTATGACGTCGGCCCGGTGACCTACCCGGCCTATCCAACGACGGACGTCGGTGTCCGTTCTCGGGCGGAGACGCTCGAGCAGTTTCTCGCTGATCGAGAGAGGCGGCGGCGTCGGGCCGCGGCCGCGTTTGAGTTCCGACTGCGGCTCACGGCCGCTGGGGGTTGATGATGACTCCGATTGAAATGGGCCGCGAAGCTCAGCGGCTGCGTGCCGAGGCCAACTCGAAGTTTCAGGCTTCGAACGCCAACGCGCGGGTTTGGACGGACGAAGAGCAGGCCGAGTGCAACCGGTTGCTCGACCAGGCCGACCAGCTGGAGCGCGATGCCGCTCGAAGCGAGGCGGAGGTCGCGAATCAGCAGCGCCAGCGGGCGGCGTTTCAGCAGCGCCTGACGTCGGGCCGGTCGATCGAGGAGCTGGCCGAGCGCCGCTCCGACCCGATGCCTCACAACGACGAACGCAACGCCCGGGGGCACACCGGGGCCCGTCACAACTTCAGCTTGCTCCGCGCGTCGCTCTTGTGGGACGCCGACAAGCGGCTCGACGGCCTGGAGGGCGAAGTCGCCACCGAGGCCGCGAAGCGACACTCTGGCACTATCAAGGGCTTCGCCGTCCCCTGGGATCTGGAGGTCCACCCGCGGTTCCTTTCGCACTCGACCCGCCGGGCGCTCGCCGCGGTCGGCTGGTCGTTCCGCGATTTGGACACCACCACGGCCGCCGGCGCCGTATCGACCGTCGCGCTCCCCACGATGATCGACGTCCTCCGGGCTCGCTCCGTCATCCTCGGTCTTGGCGCGATCCTGCTCGAGGGTCTGCAGGGCAAGCTCGCCATTCCTCAGAAGACGGCTGCCGCCGGCTTCAGCTGGGTGGCGGAAGGCTCGAGCCGGACTCCGGACAACGCCACCATCGGGCAGGTGCCGATGGAGCCGAAGTCTGTCGTCGGCTCGACCGTCATCAGCCGCAAGCTCATGAAGCAGTCCTCGTTCTCTGCGGAGATGATGGCGCGTCAGGATCTCATGGACGGCCTGGCCGTCGAAATCGACCGCGTCGGACTGAACGGCTCGGGCGCTGGTGCTCAGCCTCGCGGCATCGCTCAGACCACGGGCGTCACCTCGGTCGTTATGGGCAACCCGGACGGCGGCGCTCCGACGTGGGCGAAGATTGTCGAGTTTGAACGCGTTGTCGAGGTCGCCAACGCCCTGGCGGGCAGCCTCGCTTACGTCATGACCCCGGCGGCCCGGGCGAAGCTGAAGACCGTCGAACGCGCGGCCAGCACCGCGAAGTTCCTCTGGTTCGACGACAACACGGTCAACAGCTACGCCGCTTACGCCACCACGAACCTGCCGGCCAACCTCACGAAGGGGGCGGGCACGAACCTCTCGGCGATGCTCTTCGGCAACTGGGAAGACTGCGCCTTTGGCTTCTGGGGCCCGATGGACATCATCGCCAACCCCTACGCGGGGGATACGGCCGGCTCGCTGCGGATCACGGTCCTGCAGGACGCGGACTTCGTGCCTCGCCGAAACGCGTCGTTCGCCCGGTCGCTCGACGTCAACACCGTCTGAGTCCTGGTTCTTCACGCCCGGCCTCGCCTCGTCGGCGGGGCCGGGACTTTCCTTCCTCAGCACTGGGCTGCGAGCTGGAGTCGACTCCGATGGCGAGAATTCGATTCAAGGGCGATCACAACCTCGTTGGCGACGTCGTCTACATGGCCGGCGACGTTGTCGAGCTGGACGATCGGGAGGCCGAGTACCACGTCGACGGCGGCTTTGCCGACCTCACGGACGAGGAACCACGCCGCAAGGTCACCGCTCCCAAGAAGACGGCCTCGGCCGGTGGTGCTGCCGCCAGTGCGTGACGAGCTCGTCACTGGGCCGGTTACGGCGGATGAGCCCCTCTCCGTCGCGCGGGTGAAGGGTTATCGGCGGATCACCCATTCCCTCGACGACGCCGACATCCTCGACCTCATCCGAGCGGCTCGGGGGGCGGTTGAGCGGGAGTTCCGCCGCGCGCTGGCCCCTCAGACTCGTCGGCTCTGGGTCGATGCGTTTGGGCTGTTCGGTCAGCCGATCTTTTTTCCGGTCGCTCCTGTCACCGCCGTTACCTCGGTGGAGTGGCGAGACGCGTTGGGTGTCTGGCAGACGCTTTTGCCGTCGGCCTATGAGCTGGTCGCCGGCGACGGCGCCTACGTCCGGCCCACGACGTCCGGTGTCTGGCCATCCGTTGCGTTTGACGAGCGGGACTCGATCCGGATCGTCTACACCGCCGGCTTCACCGCCGCCACGCTCCCTCCCGAGGTGCCGGTCGCGCTGCAGCTGCTGGTGGGTGACTACTACGAGCACCGCGAAACGATCGTCACCGGCCCGGTCAGTCGCCTGCCTGGCGGCATCTCCGCGCTGCTGGATGGTCTGATCTGGAGCCCCGCTTGAGAGCTGGCTTGCTGCGCGATCGTGTGACCCTGGAGCGGGTCGCGGATTCCGACGCGGTCGACACGCGCGGGGAACCGACGCCGACCTGGTCGACGATCGCGGCGGACATCCCGGCCCGGGTGCGCCTGGTCTCCGCTCGCGAAGTGGAGCGGCTCGGGCAGCTTGGGGGCCGAGCCGATTGGGCCATCGAGCTGCGGGACCCCCGGACGTACGTCCTCCGGGAAACCGACCGGCTCATCTACGCCGGCCGGGTGCTCAATATCACGGGCGTCATCGTCACCGGTCCGAAGCACGAGGACCTCATCATCTACGCCACCGAGGCGACCAGTGGGGCGGGCGCCTGATGGGCACCTCGCAAACCTTCACGCTCAGCGGGGGCCGGGAGCTGGCCCGCGCGTTCGACCAGCTCGGCCGTAAGGTCGCGCGCAAGGTCGTCGCGACGGCCGCGAAGGCCGCGCTCAAGCCGATCGCCACCCGGGCGGCCGAGCTCGCCCCGGTCGACACCGGCGCGGTCCGGGCCTCGATTCGGGTCGGACCGGAGAAAGCTCTGAAGCGGGGCAATGTCATCTTCTCGGCGAAGATGGGCACCTTCACAAAGTCGCAATCCAAGCGATTTCCGACCCGCAAGGGGAAGTCGTCGAACGATCCTTTCTGGGCCCTTTTTCAGGAATTTGGCTGGTACCTCCGGAACCGCCGGCTGGGTCGACGGAAGCGAGTCGGCGGTAAGCAGGTCGTCGAGGCCGGGGCACGGTTCATCCCCGGAAAGCGATTCATGACTCGGGCCTATGAGCAGCAGCGAAGCACTGCGCAGGCGATTTTTCGACGTCGGTTGCTGGAGGGCATCGAGGCGGAAGCCTCGGCGCTTGGGCGCTAATGAGCTGGACTCTCTTCCGCAGGCTCAACTACGCCGCCGCCTCACCTGTTGCGCAGGTCGCTGCGACCTACGACGAGAGCGTTGTCAACGCCGGGGCCATCACCAACGGATCAGGGGTCGCCGATGGGCTTCCGGGCGGGCTGTACTGCCCGACCTTCCGCGCTGCTCGCATCATCGCGTCGCCGTTTCAGGGCCTATCTCTCCGTCCGCTCGACGCTGGCGGCGCTAACCTGAACCTCCAGTACCCGTACCTCGTCGCCGCCCCTCAGCTTGCGATGGCCGTCGGTGCCATCGAGGTCGATACGGCGGACGGCCAGTTTCAGCAGTGCGGCGTCGGGTTTCAGAGCCTCATCCGCAAGGTCGACCGAGGCGAGTGGGTCAACGACCACGTCGGGCCGTTTTTCAACGTCTCCTGGAACTCCACTACCGTCGTACGCATCGCCTATCGGTCTGGTACCGCGGTCGCGGAGGACGGTGTCGACGGATTCCGGGGAGCGGCCGTCAGCGCTGGGCACATCGTCGCGGGGCCGGTTGGAACCCCCGTCCCCGCGACAAACAACATCAGCTTCTCGCCGGCGCTGCCAACCAACGTCCCCTTCACCAGCCGCCTCGAGTGGCTGATCGGCCCCAACAACGAGCGGTACGCCCGCTACGTCCTCTTCATGCGGGACACGCCCAACACCGTCTACCTCGATTTCACCTTCGACACCACGGCGCACGGCAATCTCGTCACGGGCGTCGGGTCCGGCCGGTCCTGGGCCCAACCGTGCCGCGCAATGGTCCAGGCCAACGGCGGCACCGCTTACGACGGCATTCGCGAAATCCGCTTGTACAAGTGGCAGGGGGCCGAAAACAACCGCGTCTATCTGCGAGCGGCCCTCTCGTCGGGATCCATCGTCGGGTGGTCCGAGGATACCCCGGGCTTTGGTCTCAGTCCGGCGTCCCAGATCGCGATGACCAATGACGGACGCCAGCCGCACTTCGAAATCATCAGCCGATGCCAGCGTCTGGAGCGGATCACCGTCGCCAACGGTGGGGCCGGTATCACCAGTATCACCGGCCGGATCCAGCCTGACGAGCGGGGCGTTGCCACGCTCCGGCCGATGGAGCCCTTCGTGTGGAGCCGCAACGATG